CGATGCTTTCTACAGACCCGTCTTACGCAATTACTATTATTAATGCTTCATCTAACTACGTAGTTGCTACTGACTCTAACGCAGCAAACCACACAGCAGCTAACTTCTCTACTACAAACACTCCTGTAACAACCGCTTTGGTTGCTCTAACTGGTGTAGGTAGCACTTCTGGTTCTAACACTGCTTTGACTCTAACTGGAACTATCCCTGCTGTTAGCATCGGTATGGCTGTAATCGGAAAGGGTATTACAAGCGGAACAACAGTAACTGCGTTCAGCAGCCCTACAGTGACTCTAAGCTCAGCTATGACTGTCGCAGCTGGAACTTCGCTAACCTTTGTTAACTCTGCCCTTACTGGCGGAGGCGACGGTACTGCTGTAACTGATGCTGTTGTGGCAGCGGCTACTACAAGCCTAAACACAATCAACCAGCCTATTCTACTAAACGCTCCTGGCATCACCGCAGCTGCTGATGTAAACTCTCTTCTTACATACGCTTACAACCGTGGAGATGTATTTGTAATCATTGACGCTACAAAGGCCAGTTCGGATGTTACAGCCCAGCTAGCTTTGACTAACCAATATACAGGTGGTTCTGCTGGCTCTGCGGCACAGGGATTTGGTGCGGTTTATTATCCCAACCTAACAATTCCAAACCCTACCTCTAGCTCTCCTGGCTCAACTGTGGTCGCATACCCAGGTGGAGCAATTGCAGCTAAATACGCAACTACTGACGCATCTCGCGGTGTGTTTAAGTCACCTGCTGGACTAGAGGCCCGTTTGTCTGGAGTTGTATCGGTTGCTTCTCTTACCAATACAGAACTGGACTATTTGAACAACGGTACCTCAAGCCCTGACACATTTGCCGCGGCTACTCCAGTTAACGCTATTCGTTATATTCCAGGTTCAGGAATCGTGGTTATGGGTGCCCGCACACTTAGCAGCACATACCAGAACCGCTATATCTCAGTCCGTAGAAGCCTTATTTACTTACGTAAGGTTCTTGCAGACTCAACCGCATTTGCTCTATTTGAGTCAAACGACGAGCGTCTATGGAACCGTCTACAGACTACTTGTGAGGCAATCCTTATTAACTTCTGGCAGTCCGGAGGTCTAAAGGGAACTACAGCATTGGATGCTTTCTACGTAAAGGCAGACAGCTCCATCAACACCACATCCAGCATTGCTGCTGGTGAGGTTCACCTTGAAATCGGTGTAGCACTTCAGCGTCCTGCTGAATTTGTGGTAATCCGTATTAGCCAGTACGACAGTGGTTCTGTTGTAACAGTCCTTTAGGAGGAAATATAAATGGCAACTAGCGCAATTTCACGCTTTTCCAAACTACAAACTGACCCTTTAAGAAACTTTAGGTTCCTAGTTGACTTCCGTGTAAACGGCGATACTGGTGTCCCTGGGTCAGCCGCTCCGGGTACAAACAGCTTCTTGAAGTTCAAGGGCGGGTTTACTTCTGTGTCTGGTCTTGGAATGACTATTGATGGAATCAGCTACCGTGAGGGTGGTATGAATACCTCTCTACACCAGCTTCCTGGTCGTGTAACTTTCCAGCCAATTACACTTTCACGCGGTGTTATCCTGGGTCAGAGCGAAGGCATCAACTGGTTTAAGCAGTTGTTTGCAGCTAGCTCTGGTGAGGGTATCGCTGGAGTAGACGGTTCATCATATCGTTGCGACTTGGACATCTATGTTCTAGACCACCCTGCAACTGGTGCCCCATCTATCAGTGCATCTGACATCATTAGCAAGTCTGCTTACAAGATGAAGTTTGTTGTCCACAACGCGTGGATTTCAGGCCTTAACTACTCAGACCTAAGTGCTTCTGATAACTCATTGATGTACGAAACTATGACACTTGTACACGAAGGCCTGTCAGTTCAGCTGGCTAACTTCGGTTCAAACGTACCGACTACACTCACATAATCTAATATTTAATTCTGATAAAATAGATATATCTAATTAGGAGTACGACATGGCAAATAATATCTCTAACGACCCAGCCCTTATATCTCAGTACGCACAGGACTTAGAAAAAGGGCCCGAGGTTGAAATTAAAACCGTTGCACCGTCAAACTCAAACGTAATTTTTCCGGGTGGGTTCTTGGCTAAAGACGGCTCTTTGATTAAATACGGTGAAGTCCGTTAATTAAACGGCATAGACGAAGAAGCTGTATCAAAGGCCGGTTCTGCTGGTAAAGCCCTCGCTGCTATGTTGCAGCGAGGCGTAGTGGCTATTGGGTCTAATCCAGTAGACAAAGCAGATTTAGACCAGCTTTTAAGCGGTGACCGAGACGCATTGTTAATTGGTATTCGCCGAGTTACATTCGGTGACACAGTTGACTTTGAGTTTGCTTGCCCACATTGCAACACAGACCTAGAAGTGTCTGTTGATTTGGTTAAAGACATTCCTGTAAAGGAGCTTGATGACCCAATTAACGACCGCACTTTTACTTACGTCTCTAAGAAGCATGGAGCAATTGTAGTAGGACTACCTACTGGAGCTGTTCAAAGGAAGCTAGTTGAGAACTCTGAAAAAACATCTTCAGAGCTTAACACTATCTTGCTTGCTGGATGTCTTAAGTCTATCAATGGTGAACCGTCACTAGGTGCTAGCACTGCCCTCACTTTGGGTATGGCTGACCGTGATGGCGTAATCAATGAGATTATTAAGCGTAACCCAGGTCCACGCCTTGGGGAGGTGAAGACGACTTGTGAGGCTTGTGGTGAGGATATCCCTCTACCACTGTCGTTAGCCGACTTGTTTCGTCTATAAAGAAAAAGATTACGAACAACTACTCGACCAATATGAAGCACTATCTCGAACATTTCCTGGCTGGACACTTTCTGACATCAGAAGCTTGTCTGTAAGAGAACGTAAGAATTGGCTGTCTAGAGCAGCTCGTACATAAAGGTAGAGTAAGTTGAGCGTAAAAAACTCCTTTGGTTTAAATGGCGGTACTTCTAAGACCCGCCTAGTCGCCGACCTTAACGACGAGTACAAAAGACTTAATGCTACTCTTAAAGAGACTGAAAAATTATCTAGAAGCATTGGCACTAACTTAAAAGGTGCTTCTGGTAAGGGTAGGTCTAGTGGTGCCGATTCTATGTCGGGCACCGATTCTCTACCGTCGCTTCCTACAATTGGTGGTCCTGGAACCCCGCCTGCTCCACCCGCTCCTGGAACGGGGGGTTCTCGTGGCGGAAGTAGTGGTTCTAGTAGCGGTATCGGTAGTTATTCTTCTGCGTTAAAGGCTATGGCCGGGTCCGCACTTACCGCACTTGCAACGGGTGTAGACCCTGAAAACTATATTACGAACGACATTGCTCGTCGTAGATTTGGCTTTTTCTCTGGGGTTTACTCTAGAAATAATGACAATATTGGAACAATTGCTGGAGCTAAAGCATTTGCTTCTATGTCTAGCCGTGGTACTCCTACTAGTGCTATGGATGCAGCAAACGCCGCTATGACTGGTTCGAGCATGGGTATCATGCCGGGACTTAAAAACTATAACACCATCATAAATAGCACCGCTGGTATTTCTAACGTCATGCCTGGAGTGGGTCTAGAAGGCGGTATGGGGGCCGTAGCAGCCCTTAACCAAGGCGCAAGCATAAATAAGCTGCGTATGATTGGCATTAACGTACGTGACCAAAATGGCTTTATGCGTAACGTAGAAGACATTGCCCGCGATCTTTGGAAATCTTTAAACACAAATAAGTCTGGTGCAGGTAAGATTACCGAAGCCGACCTATCTTTCTCCTTGCAGCCGGGTAACTCGGTAGCTATGCTTCTTGACCAATATTTTGGAAGCGATGCTGTTCTAAGGCAAGCTATTGTGTCCTATCTATTCCAATTTGCTAAAAATAATGGGGCAAAAATTGGCGGGGGTTACCAAACCGAAGCAGGTAAAAAAGAGTTACTTACTACTGGAGCTAACCCCGGAATTAGCCAAAGCATTGGTCGTAGAAATGCGGCTGGACAGGCAAATACAAATGCCTACACTTCAGGCGGTGTTTTAGGTATTCAAGGTGCTAACGACATGATAGCCAGCTTTACTACAGTCGCTACGGCAATGATGCCGTTAATGGAAAGCTTAGTAACGGCAACTACCTTCTCTCAAACCCTTGGTGGAGCAGGTAATGGTGCCGGAGGTATTCTTATTAAAGGCGTTGTTGACGCCGCTAAGGGCGCTGCGGATGTTTCTTTGGAAGGCATTAAAGCAATTAAATATGTTGCTTTAGCGGCAGCTGTGGCATTAGGTGTTGGAGCGATAGCCAGAAATGGTACTCAACAGACTGATGAATATTGGGCAGATTTAATTGCTCAAGGAAAACTAAATCCTAACAGTGCTGGTCCGGGCTACAGTACTGACCCTAATTGGTCAGACAAACAGGGCACTGGCGGTACTGGAAGAACATGGATTCCACAATCTGGAACATCAGGGGGCTCTACCCCAACTCCTTCTAATAATATTACAGTAATACCTGGCGGGGGTAGCCACAAGGGTATTAAACCGCCGGCTAATCCTAACGGTTTAGTTAATCAAAAAATACATCCTAAAGTATTAGTTCAATCAACAGACACTATTGTCGGCTGTTCCGCTAAGCTATTGGACCTAATTGGTGCACCAGTAACTAAGTCTAACTTGGCAGCTGTTGTGTCATGGGTTAACGCCGAAAGCTCTTCTGCTAATAACTATCAAACATGGAATAACCCGCTTAATACTACTCGCGGCGACGCTAACTCTATCTCTAAAAATACTGTTGGTGTACAAGAGTTTATGAGTGAACGAGCCGGTATTAATGCAACCGCTGCAACTTTACAGCAAGATAACTTTAAAGATATTTTAAATGTTCTTAAAAAAGATCAAGGCCTTACCGCTTTAAACAGGGCAGTGCAATCTGACGGTTGGGGAACTAATAAAATCTCCCCAGCTAAAAATATTGTTATCAATATCAATGGGGCTCAAGACACTATGAGCATTGTAGAAGCTATTAAACAATATTTAAATGACCAGGATATTCAAGATGCAGCAACTGGAAGAGGAGGAAGACCCTAATGGCTGGAAATACTAGCAGTTCAGCAAGTTCAAGGTCAATGGGCTATGTGTCTAGCACTAACGCCGACAACACTATTGTAAATGTGTATGTAGATAGCTCCACTTACGCGTCCGGTGACACGTCGATAACTAAGCCTGCTCAGATTAACTATGCGGACAGCCCGGGTATTACTACGCCGATTAAAAAGACGTACAACTATGTTCCTACAGTTCCTAGTGCAAACGGTAAATTTTTCTTTGATTCAATCACGCCTACTTTGTCTACAAAGACTGGTTCGGCTTATCAAGTAATTGGTTCTCCTGTTAAACTTACTAAAACTTCAGATTCAATCACGCCTTCAATTACTTATGGAAATGTCACAAAAGTAGTTCCAACGCTGTCTTCAAAGGCCGCCGCTACTTCTGACAATAAGTTTAATGTTAAAGTTCCTGTTGCCCCATCTAACCCTGGAGAGTACCAGTGGAATTTGCCTCCTCACAGATGGAGTATGCCTAGAACG